TGATATTCCCAAGGATGATATACCATGCTACCCTTAGTTGGGTGTTGAATCATAAAGAAATTATCCATGAAGTATAGATAACCTGTTTCAGGATCACAGCATTTGATAAAGTCAGTTAATTCCGTTTCGTCTTTGAATTTTGTTTTAACGTAGGGATTTTTAACTAAGGTAGGTGTATTCGACATACGATTATTTAGATGCCGTTTGTCACTGGATTATAAAACAGTTTACCTGTATAATTTGTACTACTTGATTGCCCAGTATGACTATAACTTACAGTTAATGATCCGGGTCCGCCGCCATTTCCATACATTAGCATCATTGGATAATATGATCCTGTTACCAAATTAATCGTACCTGTGACAGTACCAATAGAAGTTGATGTTAGTGCATTAGCTATCGTATATCCTGAGATTGCATTTGGACCAATCCATAATGCACTACTATCATCACTATATACACTAAATGTCCAAACACCAGTGTAATCTGGTTTGAAATATCCTTTAAACCATTGGCTACGATTTGTAGGTTGATTAGGTATTTCAAAGTTGGTAGCTACCGCTGATCCTGTTGGAGTGCCACCGGTAATATTAGATACTGTTTTAACCCAATCTAAGGAATAGGTATAGTTATATATACCTGCTTCCAATGATAGCCACGGTCTACCGGGAATCAATCCGCCTGCATTAGGTGTGTTGACTAATGAATTGCCACTGTAGTTAGTAGGTAATCTAGCCATATCGTAGGCTGAACGAATATTTCCCATTAAATCACGTTTTGCTTCTGCTAAATTTAATTTAGCAACTTGTCTTAATTGTTTGCTTGCAAGTGTGGATATACCATTAAGTGCCATATTATTTTCCTACTGGCTTTTCGCCTGTTAGATATGGTCTACTAAACCATAGTTGAAACCACTCGGGTGTTCCGGGTTGTATATTGTTTTCACGCATCAGTCTACCTTTTTCTGATCCAGTAATACTGACGTTACTTTCTTCACCTATAACTTGAGTAGTTATTCCACTCAACTTTTTTAAATCTTCTAGGGTAGTGTCAGTGTTTTCCTGACGTGTAGGAACGGTCTTGAGTTTTTCAAGACCGTTCTGTATTTTAGCTTGTTTCCATACATCGAAGGTCATGTATGTATTTAGCTGAATTACTTGATATCAAGTGGACATTGTTTAGTTGTTAGCATGACAAAAAACTTTTCCTGCATAGTAATTTTTTCATCATCTGGGCCTGTTTTTGATAAATCTTTTGGCATTTCTATGTCAAAATCAATTGTGTTACATAAATCTACTGTAAATCCTGCTCTAGTTAACAATGCATCCCATTGTTTAACACCTAGAACACTATAATGATTGCTGTTGTATTCATGCCTGCGTTCTAGGTCCGGGGCAGGGACTTCAACGTACATTCTTCCTTTTAGTTTCAATAATCGATTATATTCAGCTAAAGTGATGATGGGATAAGGACTATGTTCTAATGAATGTCTAGACCATATAAAGTCTACACTTTCATCGTAGTAACCATCGATTTGTGGAATAAATGACATGTCATAGTTTTTTACAGTATGACCTTTATCTGTGCAAATTTTAGTATCTCCGGGACTTAAGGTAATACCAATACAATTAGTATATCCTCGAGATTTCATCTCGTCCAAGAAGTAACCGGGTCCGCAACCTACGTCCAATATTAAGGCATCTTTTGGTAAGTTCAATGGATCAACATATGTTGAAACCATTTGTGTTGTTAACTGCTTATGGAATTGTGCATCCCCTTCATCATATAGATGAGCAGTGTATAGCCATTCGTTATAAAACTTTAGCTTGATTAGGTCTAGGGTGTTATTAATATCAATCATGAATCTACTTATGCATAGATTAGACTGTCATTATTTTTTTTTCTTAGTTTTTTCGCCGTAACCAGCAAACCCTAGCATAGGACTTGTTTTATGAGTGTCATCTGGTTCCGAGCTTTTTCCGCGTTTAGCCATTTTATGATGTTCACTAGGAATAGTGTTCAATGCTGATTGAATCATATTATGTTCTTCTTCGGTATATGGGTGGTAACTATTAAATTTTTCAACCGGACTAGCTACATCCATTTTAACTTTTTTAGATGATTTACCGTCAGCCATTGCCATTGCCATTGACAATCTATTCATATGATATATACGGTCATAACCACCCACATCACGTGCGATAGTACTTCCACCAGTTCCCGATGCATTGTCATGGTCTTTGTGCATTTTTCCTCGAGGAGGGCCGCCCTCGGTAATAAATTCGTGTGCTCTCATTATTCTTTGTCCGCTTGATACGAAAATAAATGCTTTATATCTGCATTTATGAGTGGTGATACCATAAGTCTAATATTACCATATGCAATGTCAACATTGTATCTAGTAACGGCGTTACCGGTAAATACTGTGCCATATACACTATGATTAGCCCTAATACCATCATTACGTTTAGTTACAGTAATAGTAGCTGTTTGTGCGTCATTATTGTCTAATACTTTTGACGTAACTTGAAAACGTACAGTCGTGCATGTATTCTGTGGTAACTCATATATAACTTGATTTGCTGTATTGTCATGTGTTATAATATTAGCCGAATTGATAGAAATTCCACCATTAAGACCAATACCACCGTTAACCGCAATATTTCCAGTACTAGTAACATTACCGATAGCAATTAAGTCACCAGTAGCGTATATGTTCCCCACTTGCAAATCTGCCGCAACTAATCGATTGGCATTTTGATAGAAACTCAATACATCAAAATTCTCACTTATACCAACATTACCAATGTGCAACGAATCATTCTTGCTCAACCAAACATTAGCAATTCTTAATGGGCTACTACCAATCTGAACAGTATTCGTTGTGATCGGAATAATGTCGGTATCCATGTTAATTTTATTATTTTCTACATCTAAAACTAAATTAGCAATACCACCACTGAAGCCAGCATTATTAAACTGTAGTGCTCCGTTAGGACCACCCTGATTTAATAAAGGAATACTAGCAAAGTTGTTGTTAATTTTGTCAAACGCAACACGTAAAGGATCACCTGTACCATCGTTGGGCAATTGACCAATGTCGATAATTTCTAATGTATGTGGAGCTGTTGCCATGTAAATATTCCGATTATATTATATTTATCGTTAGTATTGCCGTTTTAATATTGTACTTGACTAAATATATGTATATTTAAGGATCATTTATGAACAAGATACTAACAGGATTATTGTTATTTATTTCAATATCTGCACAAGCATGGGACCAGCGTCCCCCTAACCCAGTGCAGGCATGTCAAGTACATAGCCCGTACGGATTTGCCGCAACTCAGCGTACCGCACAACCTATTTGCCGTGAAGCATATCTAGTAGCATATGACGCACCGGTTAAGATCCCAGTATATGTTGCTTATACACTATTACCTCAAAACGCATTAGGTTGCTTTCCACGTACTAACGCTTTTGTGGCCGATGCAAGTTTAAATGGCACGGGTGCTAGACCAGATGACTATGCTGGTACAGGCTACGACAAAGGACATGCCGCACCTGACGGTGACTTGAGTTGGACTCAGCAAGTGGAGTATGAAAGTTTTTTAATGACAAACATGTACCCCCAACATGGCTCTTTAAATCGGGGAATTTGGAAATTATTAGAAACATCAGTCCGAGGGTGGGCCGTGCAAATGAACCAACCCTATACTATATACGTTGGAGCATTATATGGCGCTGGTGATGAATACATCGGTAACGGGGTTATTGTTCCTCATGGATATTATAAAATTGTAATTAATAATGCCACTGGGGCAGTGGCTGGTTGGAGATTCCCGCACACTAAGCCGTATGTTAATTTAGGCAATGATTTGACTAAATTTAGAGTATCAGTTGCTGATATTCAAAAAGAAGCAGGAGTAAAATATCATTTTCCCGCTAATGCTAAAGAACTACAACCCGGACAAGAATGGCCAGTAGACTATGGTTCTTTAACTAAAGCTAAACGTGCCAAATGCGGTGCCAATGCTGAGTAATTAGAAACCAAATATATTCTTTGGCATCTCAATTACAATGGTCTGCCTAGACTGTTGCATTTGTTGAAGTAATAAAGTCCCGTTCTGCCTAACACTAGGGTCGGGACTTTTTAACATCTCTGATATAGCTAGCATACGAGTAGTTTCTGTTACAGTAATGTCTCTAGATATAGATTTCTGTGCTTCTACATACACAGAATAATCTTTACTAGCACATCCCGAAATCATTAATGATACGAGTAGTATGATATATTTCATTTGACTTCGTTAAAGATTTTCTTTTGAGTTTCATACCATTCGTTCCAGCCTTCTACTTTGGTAGAACATTCATGGTATAGTGAATAGTTGTGTACAATAACTTTTAACATTTCCGTGATAGCTACTTTGTCACCCTCTATTAGTTTAAGGCTTTCGCATTTCTGTTTTAGAACTTCAGGTGCTTCAGGGAACTTTCTAGCAACAGGAACAGTTGTACTGCATCCTGCAAGAACAATTAACAATGATACAATTAATAATTTCATTTCTTGTCCTTTGATTCAGCGGCTTTGTTTAAAGTTGCGGCATCATTGTGTATGTCAATGATTGCTTTGGGTACTGGACAATTTTCAATATATTTGATAATTTCTTCAGTCTTAACAACTTCTTTATCAATATACTTAATTATTTCTTTGCCTTTTTCCCTGATAACTTTGGTCTGTGTGACAATCTTTTCTTGTACTTCTACGTTTGCAGTTTTAGCTTTTTCTTCTGCTACTGCAACTTTGGCTTCCATTTCTTTGACTCTAGCTTCCCATTCTTTATAGTCTGCTAATCCTCCCTCAAGATACAACCCCAATGAAAGTACAAGTAAACTAATGACTTGAATCGGTAGTTTATATTGCTTAATTGCAGGAATCATTCCCATAGCAAACCCAACAACCGTGCCTATAATTCCCGCTGAGAGAATTAGATGAAACGCCCATTCGGGCAAAATAGATAGTATCCACATAATGTTATTTATTAAAGTAAGTAGAGTTAGATAACCATTCGTAATACTTACGGAAACCTTCTTCTACATCGACTTTGGGATCGAAACCAAAGTCTTTTCTTGCGGCGTCAATATTCAATGCTCCCCTACTAGGGAAGTCTGGGTCTTTACCTCTGACATTTACTGTCCCCGACCCAGCAATACTAACTGCTAGATTTGCCGCATCTAGCAAACTGTAGCTATGACTTTTTGTAATATTATAAGTCTTATTTTCTGTGTTGTCACTCAATGCTGCCGCAACAATACCGTCTGCCGCATCATCTACATAAGTGAAGTCCAATGTCTCACTTGCTCCATTGACATTCAGTGTTCCACCCCTAATTGCAGTAAGCATAAACTTAGAAATAACTCTGTCTTCTACATCTAGAGGTCCGTAAACAGCACTGGGACGAATAATTGTGTAAACCATATTGTCTCTACGTGCATAGTCTTTAACTAGCCACTCGCCTGCTAGTTTCATAATACCATACTGACCTTGCGGCTTACATATGGCGTCTTCAGTAACATCGTCCTTAAAGTCACCATACACCATTGAACTACTGATGTAAATAAATTTACGAACTTCGTACTTTACACTTGCTTCCAGCAAGTTAAGTAACCCTTCACTCATCACACGACTACCCAGTGCTGGATTTGCATTAACGACTTTCTGTCTAGGAAAACTTGCCATGTGAATCACAATCTCTGGTTCTTCTAGGTAGAAAGTTCTATCTACTTGTTCATTGTTACTAATATCTCGTAACCATATTTCACTATTAAACTTTTTACGCCGTTCATATAACAGATAGTCAAGTTCTTTTTGAGGGATGATACCATAGGTTGTTTGGGTATCCATAATAGATACTTCATGACCTAGCTTCTCTAAACGACTAACGACATTATGTCCGATTAGTCCACTGCCACCTGTTACTAATATTTTCATTCAAATTTCAACTTAAAATAGGTTAATTGCTTTGGTGTAAGATATGCTTTGATATCATATTTGTATCCGTAAGTGATACGGTCAACGCTACGATGCCAACTGGGTGCAGGAGCTGAATGTTGCATTATCCATTTACCTGCGTCCGTGGATTGCCATTCCCATATATATTGCCCAACGTATATGTCAGGATCTTCAACATCACCCACGTTAAGAACTTTAACTGTATAGGTGATCGATTGTGCCTCTGTATCAGACTGCCATATTTGCTTTAATTGGTCCATGACTTTGATAGTTTTCTAAATGAATGTCCTGCATAGTCATTTCAAAAATATTATTTTTTTCTGAATTCAACATTAATGTAGGTAGAGAAAATGGTTCACGTGTCAGTTGTTCTTTAACTTGTTCAACATGATTTTTGTAAATGTGAGTATCCCCTGTACTGATAACCAATTCACCCACATTCAATCCACAATGATGTGCAATCAAATGAGTGAGTAGCGCATAGCTAGCAATGTTAAAAGGTAAACCAAGAAATACATCCACACTACGCTGGTACATATGACAAGAGAGTTCTTTATTTTTGTTAACATAGAATTGACTCATAACGTGACAAGGTGGCAATGCCATTTGGTCTAACTCGCCCACATTCCAAGCACTTAGAATGTGCCTGCGCCCATTGGGATCTTCAATTAATCCTTTAATAAGATTAGCCAATTGGTCTACTTCTATCCTATCTACCGCAAGGCGTGTACCACCTTTGTGTGCCGGGCCCATATCTTTTTCTGTGCGATAATTATTCCAATGTCGCCATTGTACTCCATAGACACGGCCGAGATCACCCTCAAATTTTGCTTTGTGTTTCCAATAGGGAGCAAGCGCATTTGGAGTCCATATGGTAACAACATCATCTCTAGTACCATGCGTAATTTCTGCCAATCTACGTTCATCACTAGAGCCTTCTATAAACCAAAGAAGCTCACCAACACAAGATTTCCATGCTAACTTTTTTGTAGTTACCGCTGGAAAGCCCCTACGCAAATCAAAGCGAATACTACGTCCAAACACACTAATAGTACCAGTGCCAGTTCTATCATCTTTTTCTTCTCCGTTGTCTAAAATGTCTTGCAACAAATTCAAATATTCTCTCATAGTTTACCTAATAGTTTATCTGTTTCAGGTTGCACAGTTTCTGCAATGGTCTCAACATTGAGAACAAATTCAAAACTAGTAATAAGCGGATCGAGTTCATTCAATTTACGTGAAATTACTTCTTCCACTTCTTCAGGGTCCAATCCTTGCTTCATTAAAGATTGAATATTGATTGTATGTTGTTTCTTACCTGTCATTCTCACTACGATTTTACGAATGAATTGTACAGGTACTTTAACTTTATCAATATCCTCAAGAATGTGTTCCCATTTTTTAATGTAGTCTGGGGTCATTCTTTACTTACACAGGTGTTTTAACTTTAGCTGGACGACCTCGTTTTTTAGCAACAGGTGCCGTATCAGTAGTTGCATATTGCACTGCAATACCGTCTAGGCTAGATGCCTCTTGTTGTAGACGTTGACTTTCTGATAGCAATAGTTTAGCTTCAGATTCCATCTTTGCTGCCTGACTACGTAAGTTTCTTGCCAATACACTATCACTTAACAAGCCTTCTGCGGCTTCTACTACCGGTGGGGTGTTACGTTCACGAATATTTTTAGCAAGTGATTCGCTACTTTGCATACCGCGGTTGCTATCAATTTCAGCAAGACGTTTTACTGCCGCTTCACCTTGTTCCATTTCATCAAGAATTTTATTCAATTCATTTAATTTGATTCTGGTGTTGGCGTTGGGTGTTACTACTACAGTTTCTGTTTGAACTTTCTTCAACAGGCCTTGTGCATGTAATACTTGCAAAATGTATTTGCCATCTTGAGTATGTGTGCGATTTAGTGCATCTGCTAAATTTTGACTGCTTTGCCCAATATCACTTTCAATGCATTTCATCATTGGATCGTGGATGTGACGATTTACTGTGTCTGTAAATACAACCAAACACATATGTGCCTCATTTGGTACCTCACGAAAAACAATTGCTACTTTTCGGTCACCAATCTTACCGATATGTCGTAAAAAACTCATACTAATCTCCTTAGGTTTTAAATATTTAATGTGTTTTAGCCGGCGCTAAATTTATTTTGTTCCCGACCATCTCAATTCATATATCATTGCTTCTGCCGGATCTTCAAACAATATATATTGGGTAGTGACAAAAAAATCATCATCATCACTACCGTCTTCTTTTGAAAATCTACCTTGAAGTTTAGTAATTACCCATTGTAGTGAATCATCGGTTAAAGGTGTAGTACATTTTGTAAAATGCGGTGGGGTAACTTTTAACTCACGTGTACCATACCATAACAAAGGATTAACAATCATTTTGTAAGTGTATCCAACATTTTATATTGTTCGTATGCTTGCTTAACCGCAGGTGTAGTGTTACGACTTTTAGGCGAGACTTCTACCCAAGTATCAGTACTTAGACCGGGATGTATAAACTGGTTACCCAAAGACACAAAATTTCTAGGTTGATGAATCTTACCACCATTATACAATCGTGTTGCAAGTGCTTCTACTTCTTCCCATGTTTTAACTGAAAGGTCATACTCATATGGATTATATGATGTATAATTACCCTCATCATAGTATTGTTTAACAACAACAAGAAATCCTTCTAAATCAGGAGTCATGGTACGAGTAACAATCAATAAAATATCATCCTCGGACACTTCACCTAATAGGACGCTACGCAAACATTTACCCAAACTTGTTCCAACATACATCATATAATCACCTGTGTTTTTTTTACTACTCTATCACTATACAATTCATGACCCACATTACGAATAGCATCTACTATTACCTGTGGATCACTCTCAAATGTTTCCCTAATATATTTTTCTGACAATTCCGAATCAAACGTATAGATTTCATAATGACGTTGGCTATTAGCCCTTGCTCTCATTATCATCATGTCCAAAGGAACATTTGCAGGTTTCACTGTTTTATTTTGTTCCTTTAGAATTCGCCACACGTTTTCTTTTTCCCATTGTTCATGTTGCTTTTGTATTGCGGTAACATTGATTAGACATTCAAGTCCGGTCATATCCCACATTGCAACATATCTATTATTTTTCTTTTTTGATGAGTGCATAAATCATCTTAGCCTTATCCAATGCATCAGCCAGTGCAACATTTGTTTGTGCGGCTCTCCTGATATTTCCCCAAAGCTGATCCTCTTTCATTTTGATGTAGAGGTCAGAATGACGGGTACTTTGACTATGTAAAGTACGTTCAGTGGATCCCGATTGACGAACATACACTGTTTCTCCTTTATCAGGTGATTCGTATATGTCAGTCATCGTTTTCAGTTAATGCGGTCAAACCTGCCGCAAATAATTTAACAAACGCATAGCCTAGTACAAACAACACCAATGCTATGAATCCGTAACCTAGTGCTTCAATAATATCAATCATTGTTTATTCTCATCATATAATGCAAATGTACCGAATGGGGGATTTGGATTAGGGTCACCATGAATAATCCAAGTAGTATCACAGTAGTCTGGGTCACCCCATGAACCACAGGGATAACCATCAGTAAACACAATTAAACGTTTTGGTTCAATAGCATTTTCTTTCAAGTATTCAAAGATACAATCAAAGTCAGTACCACCACCGCCTTGAGGCTCATAGTTCTCAATAAGGTCCATGTTCTCGCTAGAAAAGTCTTGTGGGTTATATGTTTGAGTATCGAAACAGAAAATATGAACCTTGTAACCATCAAACGCACTCATCATGCCACCAACTTCACCCAAAAATGCTTGTGCTTGTTTATTGCTGATAGAACCACTCATGTCAAGTGTAACTACCACATCAATTTCTTCACCGGGGGTCATACCGGGCATGATAGCATCCATGTGCCAACTTCTACGTGAAGGTCGTGCCCAGCTATAATCAGTACGAATACAGCTTGTCAGATTAGTTTGAATAAGTTCACGCCAGGGCATGACAGGGCTAACAGTGTCACGAATCAATCGTTCGACACCCTTAGGCAATGTACCCGCTTCTGCACTTTGTGCGGCACTAATAATAGCTTGCTTAACTTCCTGACGAATACGATCCTTTTCTTCCTGTGAAAGTTTAGGGCGACCTTTACCTTTACCTTCTTTATCACCTTCTTCACCTTCACCTTCACCGTCATCACCATCCATGTGATCGTCAAGCAATTGGTCAATCAAATCATCCATAGAAATTTTCTTGACGTTTTTCATCAAGTCATCATAAATTTCTTCTGCTGGCTTACCATCATACTTAGTTTCGTACAAGCAAGGTACAGTGGTAATGAACTCACCGACCTTGTGTCGTTTCAAGTCGGCATTGACTGCATAGTCATCGGCAATGTTCCAGATTTGCGGGTCACGATCATTCCTACGACCCATGTGGTCATATACAACGTGCAACACTTCATGACCAACCAAGAATTCAACTTCTTTTGGTTTCAATTTCATAATGAAACGGCTATTGTAATAAAATTTCTGACCATCAGTAGCCGCTGTACCACACCACTCATCTGCATTGATTAGTTTCATGCGAGTAGCAAGATTACCGAAAAACGAATGGCGCAACAACAAACCAATACGTGCAGTGACCAGTCGTTCACGTGCTAGTGCATCAATTTTACTATCTGTAGGTCCGATTAGGTCCTCATATTTTTTGCTTCGTGTTTTCTTTGTGGGATTTAGTACTGCACTCATAATAGTCCTTTGTTGTTTATGTGCATAGTATAACACATATTTGATTTATTGTCAATAAGACAATCCGCGATAACCCTTATCAAATGCAATCCTTGCATAAGGAGATGCGGATTCAATTCCGTAAAAGGTTTCGGCTGTAGCTTTGGATAGACCCCGTGCTCGGGCACTTTGACCAATTGCATAAAAATACTTTTTGCCTGACATAACAATCCTTAATTAAAAAAAGGGTGAGCATATTGCTACACTCACCCTGTAAAACTAGTAACTAATTAGTTACCAGCTTCCACAATGTACTTACCGTACTTCTTGTGGAATTCGTCAAAATTCTTCAACTGAGTTGGTTCAATCGGCAACTCATAAGTCTTCAATGCAATCTTTGCACCCATAACAACCAATTCAGTTTCAAAGTTGTTCATCATATAGTCAAAGAAGTTTTGAGCCATAACGTGAAAGTCTTTGCTAGTAGTTTTCTTTTGTACTGCATCTTTCAACTCATAGCACATACCAATTGTCAGTGCATACATTGCTGAAATTTCTTTCACTGTTAAGTCTTTAACTTTACCTGACAAGATTTCACTTGGCTCGGGCATACGACCTGCAATCTTGCGGTGTGCCATAAACTTAACTGCAAGACCTTCACCAACTGCACCTGCGATCAAATTGAATTGAGTATCGGTATCAGTATCTTCGTCACCCAACAAGTCACTTACAAAACACCATGAACGAGGTGTAGCAAACGCACGTGAACTAGACTTACTATCAAAGTCATAGATATCTTGTTTAGCAAACGATAAGTAACCTACAACGTCTTTGTGAATGCCTTTGTTCACAGCCCATTGTTGCCAGCTAGTAAAGTCGGGACGCATTTCCAAGTGAATGAAACGATTAGCAAGGGGCATCGGCATACGATAAGTAACGCCCTTATCAGAGTCACGATTACCTGCCGCAACAATAACAACGTTATCAGGCAGTACATACTTACCTACACGACGGTTAAGAATAAGTTGATAACCTGCTGCCTGCACTGCTGGGGGTGCTGAGTTCATTTCATCGAGGAATAGAACAACGATAGGAAACTTACTTGCAAATTCTTCATCGGGCAAATCGATCGGGGGAGCCCAGTCCATCTTACCATTGTCTTTGTTGAAGTAGGGGATACCACGAATATCAGTGGGTTCCATTTGTGCCATGCGCAAGTCAACTACTGCACCTTTAAGTTCTTCTGCAATTTCAGCAACCACTTCAGATTTGCCGATACCGGGAGGGCCCCAAAGAAAAACGGGTCGTTTAGTTTTAAACGCTTTGAGAATAGATTTACGTGTCTGAACACTGGTGATTGTGTGATTGTCAGAGACTTGCGATGCCATAATGCTTCCTTAAAAAAATGAATTAACTGAACACATAGTATAGCAACAAAGTGATTTATCGTCAACTGTTACTTTGTACTTTCGGGCAAGTCGTTTTTGAGTGCTTTTCGATTTGCCAGACTGTAAGTATATCACAATGAGGATTTATTGTCAACCTGCTTGAAAGCTATGGCTATCAACGCATTAGCGTAGCCATTAGGATAAGTTTTTCCAAATGATTGATAGCTCGGTTAATGTCATCAATCTTTACCTGTGTCCTCAATGAGGATTTGGAACGTCTTGCTTCTACTTCTAAATTACTCAATTCTGAAACCATTTTAGTAATGTTTGATAACATCTTTTGCAAGTCTGGATTGTAGCCCACCTTTGCTAATTGCGTAGACAGGTCACTGTTAACTTTTTGCCAATCGAGTGAATTTTGTATTTCCATGACACATTATAGCATAGGAAAGGGGCTAAACGCCCCTTTGTTTACCCATTTAGTTTCTATTTAGAAACTGTGAACTAAACCAACTCCATACTGAGTTACATCACCTGTTCTACCATATTTGTCTACATTACGATAAACAAATTGAGCCATAGTGCGCTTGCTAAATGCATACTCTACACCCAAGTTATAGGCAGTGATAGATGTGTCGGGTTTTGCAGAAGGTCCCGTAACAAACGGATTCAAGTTGTTTGTCTGACGACCATAACTAGCCTTCAATGTGATAGGAGAAGCTACTTTGTATGCAACACCTAAACTAGTACCGCGACTAGCAACACCGGACACTGTATCCGAACTATATAGTAGACCCAAACGTGCTCCTAAAAATTCTCCGCTAGCACCAACAACATCAGATGTATTTGCGCCAGATTCATATCTAGCATATGTTGCTGATACTGGACCTAGAGTTCCGCCCACTGTATAAGTAGTTGCATCAGTAACTGTATCACGTGCATAACTACCATTGACATTTTTCATTGGTGTTAATGTAATGAATGTTGCGTTAGATAGACGTTTGCCTTGAGCACTGTGAATATCTTCTGAGATTGTACCATAAAAGCCTGAAAATACATCAGTACTTGAAATAGTGTTCCATACACCATGTGTATTGCGTCCCAAGTCAATACTACCAAAGTTATTTTTTAGTCCAACGGTAGATTGACGATCACCTAATTGGGTGTTAGCTGACTTTGGATCGTTAGCTGCCAATTTAGTATCAATTACAACAGAAGCTGTTAAACCCCCACCCAATGATTCTAAAGAACTAAATTTGATGTTGCTAGTTGGTTCAGTAACCATACTATCAACAGTGTTACCACTGGTTTTTGTATTGTCAATATATTGACCAATTTTACCAGACACTGTAACTTGTGCTGATGCGATGGCAGTTGTTGCCGCTAGTAATGTCGCTAATACGATTTTTTTCATAAATTTCCTTTTAAAAAATGATTTAAATATCAAGACTAATATTTATCCTGTAATCTTATCACAGAAATATTTATTCTTCTACGTTTTTCGGTAAACCATTGCTATGTTTGTCTGTAATCTTTTCCGTATCTTGAAACAAACGTTTTTCTTGCTGTGTTGGTTCATTAAAGAACTTACGAGGATTACCACACATCACGCAATTTGGATCACCGCAAGTCATAGCGTGTCGTTTGGCAAACTTGTGGGGTTCTTCCACAACGCTCCCATATTGTTTTGCAATTTTAGTTTGCTTCTTTACGGCGTTCTCGTCTTTTTGTAGACGCTTGCTGTGTTTAAATTTGTCTTCTTCTGTACTCATAATATTATATATAATGATTCACGGATACCAAAATAAAAAGCAAAAAAGCTCCGAAGAGCTTTTGTTAGATTGTTTCGTAGTCAGCTTTGAAGCCACCGCATTCCGGGCAAGGAAAATCTTCTGGAAGATCCTCCCACTTACCCTCTGTTTCTTCATCGTGGATGTGACCACAAATTACACATACGTGATCTGTATTCATTATAGATTCTCCAATACTTGTTGATATGCTTCTGCATGACGCTTCTCTACTTTTGCAAGTGCGGCAAAACGTTTGGTAGCTTTTTCCAATACAGCCTTGAACTCTTGTGCATGTTGTTGGCTTTCACGACCCTGTTCTTGAAACTCTTTAACAGCCTCAATGTTTTGTTCGGCTTTAGCACGTGTTTCAAACTCTGGATACATTGTAGTGAATTCGTATGTTTCACCCTCAATGGCAAGTTCTAAGCATTCCTTAGTAGTTGGCTTACCAACTAATAGTTCCAAATGACCCCATGCATGAAGTAGTTCTTGGTCTGCTGTATGTTCAAAGTGTTTTGCAACATCTTCAAAACCCTCTGCTCTTGCTAGTTTAGCAAAATAGCGATACTTGATATGCGCTTGGCTTTCGCCGGCTAATGCGCTTTCTAGATTTTTAATTGTAATTGACATAGTTTTCCTCTTTGTGTGTGATGTGATTTATAATCACACATTATTTATTATACTAAAACTTTGAGAGGAAAGAAATAGAAAAGGGTAACTATTTTTCAATTCCAATATTTGGATGAATCAAGTTTATCCCAATATTCTTTGTTGTTACGATTGATAAAATTTTTGACTAGATATTTGGTCATGCCCATATACCCCATCTTTTTGAACCTACGTGAATCTTGTCCAAAATGATGTTTAATGATTCTGAACTTTTTTGGGCTGTATTTTCTAGATAGAAAGTAATCCTCAGATGTTGAAAACTGTTCAGGGAACCCACCGTATTCTTCAAACTTATCTCTACGAGTTAGCATGAACGCACCAACTGCGAAGGGTGAGAAATATTTCAATGCGTGGTTTATAGTATTAAAAATTTTAAACCCAACCACTGCTCTTGGATCTTTGTCATAACATTTGATGTTTAATCCAATAAGATCCAAGTTACTTGATTCAATTTTATCAACTGCATCTTGAATGACTGTATTTTTAAAGAAACGAACATCAGCGTCAATGAATAAAATATATGGTGTAGTAACTAATCGTGCTCCGTTGTTTTTAGCAATAGAAACTGGGCCACCTTCGATGATTTCAATATTCAATGAATGACTGTTATTTTTTATAACTTGTCTTGTATTGTCAGTAGAACAGTCAGCAATAATAATTCTAGTATCACCTATGTTTTGTAATCGCAGTGAATCTAGTAAATGATGAATATAATTTTCTTCATTCTTGCAAGGTACTACAATGGTAATTGTATCATTTAGTTTGTTTGTTTTATGCATCGTCCTTCTACCTTAAAATTATTAAACTTTAATTGCCACTTCATTGACGCCAGAGTCATCTCGCAACTGAGTTGATCCTTGAATGTTAGTTCTATTCTTCCCGGAACGTCCTGAGGATTGTTCACGTGAACTGCTATCAATATCAGTAGCCACATTGTCTTTCTCCTTAATCCAAGTTATTATTTCCCAAGTACCGTTATGATGTTCCACTAGTGCTGTACAGCTTTCAACCCAGTCCCCATCGTTCATATACATAACACCGTTGATTTCTTTAATTTCTGCATGGTGAATATGGCCACATATAACGCCATCAAAGCCACGCTTCTTACAATAGTTGGCTAGATTTTCTTCAAACTTGAACATAAAGTCTACTGCTTTTTTAACTCGGTGCTTAAGAAACTTGCTAATGCTAAAGTAACCAAAACCCATACGGTGACGTACCCAATTGTACTTAGAATTGATAGCAAGGATAAAATCATATGCTTTATCTCCTAAAAAAGCTAGCCATGGCGCTAGTCTAGTAATACCATCAAATAAGTCACCGTGAGTAACAAGATAGTGTTTGCCATCAGCACCTATGTGCTCTATCTGATTGTGAATTTCTATGAGACCAAAACTAAAACCATACGGCATCATTGGTCTAAGAAACTCATCATGATTGCCTGCAACATATACAACTCTGGTACCACGTTTAGCATGACCCAATACTCTACGAACAACGTTGGTATGACTTTGTTTCCATCGCCATTTGTTTTGTTGTATCTTCCATGCATCTATAATATCACCCACTAGATACAACGTATCACATGAGTTATGTTTGAGAAAATTGTTTAACTTATCCGCTTGACAATCTTTAGTTCCAAGATGTACATCACTAACAAAGATTGAGCGGTATGTCTTCATATCTTCTATTTATTTGAAATACTGTGACAGATATGTGACACGATTGATTTTTTATTTAAATTTTACTCGCCGTATATACATATCATACGGATGAGATCGATTACCCAATAATTTTGCCATAAAGGTATATTGAGGTATAGTGTTGGCTGGAACAATGTATTCAGTCATATGTTCATATTCATATACTTTCATGCCTTGCGCTATTACCAATTTTTCCATTGACTGTTTTAAACGCATCCAAGCTCTTAATCGAG